TGGAACAAATGCCGTTCCTTCAACTTTACCGTTTTGAACAAATTCATCATACCCCCCCTTTTCGATTGCGGTTACAAGCCTGACAATTCTATTGGGTGAACCATCAGGAAGAGTACCCGAACGAAGCCCGTAGGCTTGCATATATTCAACAATGTTCAAAACCCCTCTTTCGGGACTCACACCAGGTAAAAACTCTGAAAGTACCAAAATAGGATTTGGGTAAGGACTTGGTGGAAGTCGTGGTGTACCTCTTAGTAATTGAATTATCCTTTGTATTTGTTGAATAAGGGACTTACACTCTCTATAATTCAGGAATCCTTGTACTAAGGGTTGTGCATAATCCAATATGGCGTTGATGGCTTTGAGTTTAGCACTTTTACTTGTTCGTGCAATATCCCTTAAAATTTCACGAAGGAGTATGAGAAGATTTTTCTTTAACATATTAAACAATAACTCCAAAAATCTGTTCATAATTCTACCAACAACTCTGAATACAAACTTTTTATATTCTCTAATAAAATCAACACCTGAGTTAATTTGAGAGTTAATGATATTGTTTAGAGTACTTGCAGAGTTGATGAGGGTGTTTGCCGAAGAAATAAGAGTATTACCAGAAGTAATGAGTGTGTTCGCAAAACCAACAATTTGATTGTTAAGATATTCCTTGAACGTGAAAATTGGAAGTAAAACCTTGGGTGTGAAAATCGAGGAAAATAATGCCAACAAGATTTTTTTGAAAATACTCTGATTGAAGGGATTCTGTGTGTCAAAACCTATTCCAATCCCTTCTTGAGACCACGCCTGAGGGATTGAATCAAGAATCCGTTCGATTTCTTCTAATTGTTGTTCAACCGTAAGATTATCAATATTGTCCGCCAAGTTTTGGGCTTGTTGAATCAAAACTTCGTTATTTACGGGTAATTTAACGTTATCACAATCCACATATTCTACAACACCTTGTTTTTGGTTGTTTGATTCCACATTAATATCATTCAGTTCAGTTTCAGTAAAAGTAAAAAATTCATTGTCATCGATATCTAACTCTGATAACTTGGCAACACCCGAGACATCGATTTCACTTTGACCTGGTTCACACCGACCTATGATACGATTAAGGATTGTTATAAATCTATTCTGTGCCTCTATTTGATTAATTGAAATTCCACTTGAAAGTGTACCCGAAATAAGGTTTAGTAAATTGCCCAAAAACACCTTAGAGTTATAGACTTCGATTGACTGATAATAATCCCCAAGGGCATCGGCGATGGTGTTTGCCGAATATTTTAATGTACTTATGGTTCCTCCCGTTGTTGGTGGTGGAGTTCCCTCCCTGTCTAATAAGAAAACTCTGAGGTAGTTTCCTGAGGCACCAACACCGTTTTGTGTTGTGTATTCAATGTCAAAGATTCCTTGACGGCTACGTCCATTATAATAAGTTGAATACTCATCTCTAAATGTAGAATTTTGTTGTTGAATTCTTTGATTCAACTCAAAATTCATCGGAAAAGGTTGTCTTCCCGCGTAGTTGTTGTAAACCGATAAAGAAGTAATTCCTGTGGTCTCATAATACAACTTACCGATTTGAGTTTGGGGTTTGATTACTAGTGATTTGTTAAAATCTATATCACTTACCTTGACATAAATTCCGTCTTGTTGTGGTAGTAAAGATAGGGATGGAATATTTTGAAGTTGTGTTGAAGAGAGACCTTGATAAGTTTCTTGTTGTGAACAGTTCAAAACTCGGAACGCTTCTTCAGTGATAATTGTTTTGATTTCGTCTTTCATTTTAAAGACGAGTTCCAATAAATTTTTACGTATTAACGCGTTTGTGTTTGTAAATCCAGTCCCACCAATACTACTTTGATTGATAAGAGAAATCATCTTGTCAAATGAACTTTCTTGGTTTCGTTTGTCCCTACTTTGGTTACTCTCAACAGAGGATTTCTGACCTGCGAGAATTTGAAGTGACCGAGACAAACTATCCCCCCTGTTTTTTTCACTTTCGCTTTGAGTCAGTCTTGCTTCGTTGTATGCCTGTAATGCAGAAATTCGTGCGGAAATCTCTTCAAATCCCCCCGCAACGTCTACTGATTGGTTACTGAATATTGGCATCAGACTTACATTCTATATGTTGGGTCGTCCGTCACATCAGAATCTTTTTCCAAAAGTTTTTCAAACAATTCATCATCCATATCAGTTAAAGAAAAAGACTCCTCTTGGTTAGTCGTTTTTTCCCAAATTGAACTTTGCAGACGTGAAAGACTTAATTTTTTCTCAACACAATCGTTTATAATCTTTTGTTGTTTTTCCAATACTGGCCCGATTTCTTTCATATCATCCGGGTCTTTCATCATCGATATCATTTTGTTTTGAATCCTGATGGCAGTATTTCTTTGTTCTACAAGTTCGTTGTAGATTTCTTGCATCAAGGACAAAATCGAGTCCTTGGAAAATTTGATTTCTTTACGTTGTGGACGTGGCATACTTATAAATAGTATTAATTAAAATATCAATAAAAAAAGTTAAAAGTTAATATTTCATTTTGGTTTGTAAAACCGTATACAACTTTTTAAACTTCTTCATTGAGTTTCTTATCTCTTTAGTAGATAGATTAGTCATCTCCCTCAAGGATAAAAGTATAATATTTTTGTTAAATTTGTTGTTGTCGGTACTAGCAAAGATACTTTCGTAGTTTTCAAATAAATCGACAAGGGCATAACCCAACTTGACTTCGTTTTCTGTGAGATTCTCGTTATTGATATACTCTTTAAGGTCTGAGAGATATCGTTGAATTACTATCTCCATGTCTAAAACATCATTATCAATAGTATAAATCATATCAGGTCTTTGTTCCAAAGAAAGCGAGATATCTTCATAAGAAACTTTTCTATTGGTATCCTTTTGGTCTTTGATGATTTGACCCATCAAGTAGTTTTTACAAATTGTACCAAAATACGAGTAAGCCTTTTTGTTTTTTGCAGGTTTAAATTTATCCACCTTTGTCATCAAAAAAGAGTGTGTGTCAACATGAATCTCACGGAAATCCATGTCTTTACGGTACAATTTATATCTTCGAATTATCGAAGATATCATCTTGTCCAAAGGGGCTCTCAGAAATTCGTTGTAAATCTGATTTTTTTCCTCATATGATTCCGCTAGGAGGAAGGCCTTTACGGCCTCTTCCTCTCTAACATCAAAATAATTGGTAGTGGTGGCTTTTCTACCCCTTTTTTTTGATGAAACATCTTCGGTATTTGCCGTTAATGTTTCCAAAATTATTCATTTGTTGTTTGGAACTTTATGGTTCTATCTTCTTTGAAGAAATATTCTTTCTTTGCCGATTGTACCCAAAATTTGACTTCCTCATCTAACATTTTCTCCTGACCAAACTTGTAATTCCAAAACAAAGAACCTTCTCTCATATTGGTGTGTTTGTATCCCAATCTTGGGATTGTCATAATCGATGTGGAGTTATAAGTAAGTCTCAGCAAAAATTCATAAACAAATGTTAGTTTGATAGATGGTTTGAACCCTCCAAATTCTTCTACAACATCTTTTCTCAGAACCATTCCTGCAGTTTGGAAGTTTTGATAATCTTGTAGGATATCATTAGTGAGATAACCAACTTCTTGTGCGAAGTTTGCTGCAAATACTGCTTCATTGGTAAATCCTGCAAAGGTTCCTTTTTCATCCGTATCAACTACAACAGGAAGGAACGCTTGAACCATTGGATAATACTCCATGTATTTTCTTACATTATCAAACCAAATGTTGGCGTATTCATCATCAAATTCAAAAATCGAAACCCACTTTGAGTCTGCGTTCTCGATTCCATAATTTACTAGAGAAGCAAAATTGGGTTCTTTATCCCAAATTAACTTTCTCATATTAATTTCACCAAAATCAAAAGAATCCAAGTGTGAGTTAAGTTTTTCTTCTTGAGTAGCAATAATCAAAAGTTCTTTCACACCAACTTTTTGATTCTTGATGGATTGAATCGCTTTTTCAAAGTAATCTTCAAAATCACGGGTTACCGCCGATTTAATTGGAAGTATAATGGTAATGTCTAATACGTTGTTCATAATTATTCGCTAAATTTTGAAATTTGTTCCTCCATAGATTGCGCTCTTGTTTCTAAATAACTTGTGAAAATTTCTATGGTTTTATTTTCGAATTGTTCTTTGGTGGGAAGTTTATCCACCGTTTCTTGAATATTTTGGTACATTTCTTCAGAGATGTTATCCTCCAACCAGTTCTGTATCCAGTCCGCAATGACATCCGGAAGTATAAGTTCATCCTTAATCCAAATTCCATTGGTTTCATTCATCCACTCAGGTACCAAGTTAGGTGTTAGTCCGATAACAGGATTACCAACTTTCATCGATTCCAATGGGAATGTTCCATAACCACTTTGTCTGTCCATCCAAACAGTAACAAAACACTCAGAAATTGCGTTTGCAAATTCCTCTTGGGATAGACCTCTCAAATCACGGAATGTGAACCATCGGTATTGGGGGAATCTCAAGTAGAATGTCTTAATCAAATTGATAGTATCTTCTTGTTCTCTTGAGTGAATTCCAACAATTGGAAGGGGTGGTAATTCTCTTTTTTTAAAAACGTCAGAAATATAAGGTTCGATGATATCAAAACTTTGATTTCTCATTACTTTGGAAATTTGATTTTTTTGTGTTTCCGAAGTTGTAATGGTTTTAAAGAAACCGTATTGATTCCATGTTTGACCTGGTTGAAGAGTTTCCAACATATATGCATATGACTGAGTCAAAACAACTTTACCACAGGGTAGGTTTTTGACTTGGTCCATCATGAAACCAAATATTTCTGGAATGATAAGGAAATCTTCCGCAGCAATTTCTACATTTTGTCCCTCGATAACCAAGTGAGGGATTTCAGTCATGTAATGTTCTCCAAGCCAAGAAGCAACACCTGTGTAGTCAGATTTTTCGTGTAGGATAATGGAATTGAATCCGTTTCTCTTTAGAGTTAATGCCAAATCATAAATGTATTTTATAGAGGCCTTGGCGTTACCTTTAGTATCGTGAATGAAAAAATATAATTTAGATTTTTTCTCTCGTAGATTACTAATTGAATTTTTTACTTTTTCAATTTGTTCTTGGTCCATTTTTTAGTAATGTGTTATTATTTTTTTATTCAACAGTGTGTTAAATGCCAATCTGAAAGAGAGTGACAAATTTGAATTCTGTAATCCAAGTTTTTCATCGACTTCATTCTGTTCACTCATTATGACCTCAAGCATTAACTTAACCATCTCATACTTGACAACGTTGATTTTGTGTTCGTTAGTACTTCCACTAAGTTCATCATTGATTATCGCGGACAAATCGATATAATCCTCAATTTTGTCCATGTCGATGAAGTAATTTTCATTCCAAATTGGTATCATTTTCTATTAAATTTTTTAGTTGTTTGATGTTATCAATATTTGGTAAATTAACTATTCCCGTATTATAACTTGTATTATACTTAATAATTTTTTTATCTGTAGGATGATTTAATAATAAGTCAGGATTTGCCGTAAGTAAAAGGTCAAATTCTTCCCAAACATTTTCCAAGGTAAATTGGTTATAAAAAATAATTTTTTCAACTTGACAACCAAATTTCGAAAGGAAAAATAATGTTGCAGGTTTGGATTTACCAATTTCGTCAGAAATAATCATTATCTCGTGATTATCTCTCATGTCAACATAAAAATCATTCAAGTCTATAAAACTATTGTATTCCACTGATGGTGCGTGTCCAAATATTTCCATACAATGTTCCGTGTAAAGAAAATCATAAACCTCGTCTTCATCTTTGAATTTCAAGTGGTCTTGAATCTTCAAAGAAGTAATTGGAGAAATTACTCCATATTCAAAATCTCTTTTTTCATTCAAGATATTTTCGACATAGAATTTCTCATAGACCTGTTCAATTTTTTTAACAGTGTCTCGAAGGACTCCATTTACTTCGATTGCGATTTTCATTCTTCGTATTTTTCCAATATTTTAGTTATAAGTGGATTTCGAACCACATCTTTTTGAGTAAATTCGTGACAAAGAATCGTGTCTACAGAGTGAAATCTCTTGAGAGCATCCCATAAACCTGAGTGAGTTTTGTCTTTGTATCTGTCAGTTTGTTCTAAGTCACCTGAGATGAAAAACTTCGAATTAAACCCGATTCGGGTAAGTAATAGTTTCATTTGATTTGGAGTCGAGTTTTGTGCCTCTTCAAAAATCAAAATTGAATTATCAATGTTCATCCCTCTCATGTATGCTAAAGCAAAAACTTCAATAACCTCAAGTTCCTTTAATTTTTCACGAGCATCTTTTCCTATAATCTTGTTCAATAGGTAATACATGGGAAAAATGTAGGGGTCTAATTTCTCTTCAACATTACCTGGTAATGAACCCAACTTTTCCTCCGCTTCAACAGCAGGACGAACAATTATAATTTTTTCGTAAGGGGTTGAAGGGTCGACTAGCAAATCGATTGCCGCCTTCATCGCAATATAACTTTTACCAACACCTGCAGGACCAGCACAGATTGT